GAGCTGATCTCGATGCCGAAGTCGTTGACCTTCGTCCGGTGCGAGCGCTTGAGCTTGCCGAGGGTGCCGCGGGCGACCTTCCTGCCGCGGCGCTTGCGGAGCCGCTTCGCCTTGCGATAGCTCGGCTGGTGCCGGTCCCATTTGCCGTCGGGGCCGCCCTTGTGCTTCTTCTGGTGGCGCTTGACCGCCGGCTGCATCTTGCGGAAGAAGGGGCTGAAGTCCGCGCCGCGGCGGATAACGCCCGCGAGGCCCGCGTCGAGGTCGGACAGGTCCCAGCTGATGTGGACGTCGAGGTCGCCATCCTTCACCGGCGCCGACCGAGGGATCGGCTGGCCGGGGAGGAAGCGACCGCGGTTGTCGCGGACGGCCATCAGGTCACCAGAGCCCGCCGAAGTCGGGCGAGTCGAACTCCCCGGTCGCGCTCGCGCGCTCGCCGGCCTCCGCCGAGCCCGCCTGCGATGGCTTCTCGGCCTCCAGGGCGATGCGGACCCGGCCGGCGGCGACGTCTTTGAGCCACTCGACACGCTCGGCGTGGTCCTCGCGCTCGTCGTCGGTCGGGGACCGGCGAGACTTGCGGATTCGGTAGAGGGTCTCGGCGATCGCCAGGTCACGGATCTCAGTCGGGATCGGCTCGGCCGTGAACGGCACCGGGTATCGCGCCCGGGCATAGCCGTCGATCCACCGCGAGACCCGGGCGATGTGGTCCGCGATCACGCCCGCGTCCGCGACGCCGTCTTTGTCGAAATCAGAAAGCTGGCGGAGCGCCTCGGCCCCGCCAGCTTCGTTTTCGAGATCGGCCTGAGTGCAGTAGGCCATCGGCGCCTGCTACTTCTCGGGCTTGGTCTCGCTCTTGGTGGCGGACGGCTCGGACTTCGCCTTGACGACCTTGGCGGTCGCGGTCGGCGGCGGCGGGGGCGGCTTGACCTCGAGCAGCCGACCGCGCTCAAGCAGCCGCTTGATCACCCCGGAGCGCCGGAAGACCACGTAGCGCTTGCCCTTGGCGATCTCTCGAAGCGGCACCGGCGCCACCTCGTGGACGAAGCGGATGGGCTCGCCGTCCGTGTAGACCTCGATGAGGTCATCTCGCGACTTGAGTTTGTCCTTCGCCATCGGTTTTCCCTTCGCCATCGGTTAGGTCTCGTCCGGCCGGGCGGTGCCATTGAGGCGCACGAACCCGGTGGCGCTGGGGTTGTCGGCGACCTTGGCCGCGCATCCGATCAGGAGGGCGCTCGTGGAGGTGGTGGTCGCCTCGCTGCCGTCCCAGTAGATGAGCGCGCCCTCGGTCCACGCCTGGGCCGAGGTCTTGGCGATCGAGTGGACGCCCACGACGATCAGCTGGAAGGGCGCGGTCGCGACAGCGGTATTGGCGGCGACGCCGAAGATCTGGCCGATCTGGACGCCGTCGCCGTTGGTGACGCCACCGCCCGGGGCGGCGAACTCGAGGACTTCTCCGGGCTGGTAACCTGCGAGACTGGGCATCGTCTGTGACTCCTTACTCGGCGCCGGCGTTGGTGACGGCGGTCTTGTAGTCCACGGCATCGACGCCGTAGTCGTGGCGGATCTTCCATTCGACGCCGTCGACCCGCCAGCCGTCCTTGACCTCGAGGAAGGGCTCCTCCTGGCCATCCAGGAAGGCGACCTCGATGGTCGGGGCGACGCTGGGAGCGGCGAAGAGGTAGCGGCGGGTGCCGGTGAGGCGCGGGGTGGCGACGACGGTCGTGAACAGACCACGCACCGCGTTGGGCTTGCGGTACTTGTTCCCCTCGTCGGTTCCGGGGTCGACCGGATCGGTGTCGAACTCGGCGTTGTTGATGATCAGGCCCTGGGCGCGCAGGGTGCGCGGCACCACCAGGACGTCCGGCTGCAGATCGAGGAACTCGTTCCCGGTCTCGTCCGTCTGCTCGGCCATCACGGTGGCGTCCGCGTCGATGCCCGTGTGGGTGAGGTCCGAGCCGGTGCCGATGTTGTCGTGGCTGGCGTCGAACAGCGCGTTGCCGTCTGCCATGTCGGGGCCGAGGCCGGCGTTGAGGCCCAGGAGGTCGTAGACGTCGGCCTCGATCGAGAGCTTGGCAGCCCGGCCGGCCATGGTGGTGAGCCGCGAGAAGGCGCCCATGTCGTCGTTGATCAGCGACTGGCGCGAGATCCCGATGATGTTGCCGAGGGTGTCCGCGGCGATCGTCTCCTTGCGCGAGTCGGGGATCTGCTGATTGGTGAACTCGCCGTGCTCGTTGACCTTCTGGAGGCGGCCGAAGCTGCCCATCCGGTAACGGTTGTGGGGCCGGAAGTCCTCGACGCGGCCGACCGCGCAGAACGCACGCCAGGTGTCGGGCGTGACGGCGTAGGCCGCCATCAACATCTTGTGCATGACGTTCTCGAGCAGCAGCGGGAAGTCGGCGGTCGTGTTGTAGGCGCTGCGCATCGTGAGCGCGCGGCCGATCATTCCGACCTTGTCCATGCGCGAGACGTCCTCGCCGGCGCGCTCGAGGCAGATGCGGGCGAGGTCGGAGCAGCTGCGGCCGCGGAACTCGCCGGGGTCGAGATCGAAGCCGGCGCCGAGCTTCTTGTCGGCGTCGGCGCCCCAGACGTCCATCGCCGCGCGGACGGACTTGTCGGCGCCGGCGCGGATGATCATCCAGGCCGAGGCCCCGTTGATGAACTTCTCGCGCTCGTCGCCGCCGGCCGGGATCGAGACCGAGATGCCGCTGCCGCGCTGGTGGGCGCCCTCGATGTGGGGGAGCGGGGTGCGGCCGATGCCGAGGCCGGCCGGCGTGGACGACCGGACCACCGGCGTCGAGACCGGGACCTCGGGGTCATTTTCCCAGCTCTTGAGCAGATTCTCGACGTCCTCGATCTTGCCCTTGCTGGTGACCAGATCGAGAAGGTCCGCGCGCTCGCCGCCGTCGCGGAACAGGCCGCGCTCGAGGGCGGAGCGGCGCAGCTCGTCGACGCGCGACTCGCTGGCGGCCTTGGCGGCCTTGGCGTGCCGGTCGCGATCGGCCTCGGCGGCGCGGCGGCGGGCCCGCTCGAGCTCCAGATCGACGTCCGGGTCCGACTTGGCGGCGCGCTTGAGCGTGTCGATCGCCGCGGCGACGTCCTCGGCGGAGGCTTCGGGGGTAAGGCCCAGCTGGGCCAGGAGCTTGGGATCCATCGCGTCAGTCTCCTTGGAGCGCAGCTCCGGATAGGAAGCGGCCAATTGCGACAGGGCGCGCAGCGGTCCGGCGATGCCCGTCCCAGCTGCTGCGGGGAAGGTCACCTCGGAGGTCTCGCGGCCGATCACGTCTCGCCATTCGAGCTCTACGATGAATCGCTTCCCGTCCTCGCCAAGTTTGACGACATCCCCGGGCCAGTGGCTGCATTCGGAGTTGGCGCCGAACATCGGGCCGTCGCAAACGGTGCACCACGCCGACTGGATGAAGCCGTGGAAGCCGCGCTCCCTCGGCGCCCATCCGATGGAAAAGGCGCGCATCGTCCCATCGAGGGCGTCCTCGATCGCCCAGCCCTTCACGAGCAGGACCTCTTGGCGGATGAGGTGCGTCGATCGGCGCTTGAGCGCGGCGCTCGAGAGAATGCGCCCGCCGGCGTCGGTGGACCGTGACGAGTGATCGCGAAGGAACGGCTGGTCGGCGAAGCTCGCCGCGAAGGCCTCGAACTCCTCGAGGCGGAAGCGGGTGAAGTTGGCGGTCGCCTTGCGGCGATCGGCGTACGGCAGCGGCAGCGGGCGCTCGAGCTCGGTCGTTGCGGTGATCGGGACGGTCAGCTCGTGGAGCTCGCCGGCGCGGTACCGGTCGATCAGCTCCGCGCGCGCCTCGGCGTCCGCGCGCCACACCGGAGCGTCCAGGGGATCGATCTGCAGCTCGAGGCGGGTAAAGGGATCCAGCGCTGCGAACAGGCGGGCTTCGCGGTCATTCGGATTCATCGGTAGGCTCCTCGGGCGTTTCGTCGCCGACGCTCTCGACAGGGGCGGCCAGCTGCGGCGGCTCGATGGTGTCGTCCTCCCCGGTGGGCGGCTTGAGCTGGAGCTCGGTGCGCACCTGCGACATCGAGACCGGCACGCCCATCTTCACGGCGGCGGCGAAGACCTCGGCGCGGGTCTTCGGGCTCTGGTCCTGGACCAAGTGGAACTTGATCCGCGGCGGCTGGGCGTCCGGGAACTTCGACTCGTTGAAGTGGACGAACGACGCGCCGATGTAGTCCTCAAAGGAGTCGCTCAGGTCCTGCGCGTCGCCGAGCAGGAGGTTGAAGCCGCGATCGGCGTGGACCCGCGACTGGGCGTAGGATCCGGTCTGGCCCGAGGTCTGATTGAGCGTCGTCGCGCCGGCGATCAGCTTGCTGTTGACCATGTCGCAGGCGCTCATGATCGCGCTGTGGATCTCGCCGGCGCCGCCGCCCTGCGAGGCGACCTGGGCGATCTTGATCTCGGCCGCCTTCGAGAAGACCGCCCAGCCGTCTTTCCCGAGCGTCTGCACCGCTTCCTTCAGCGTCGCGATGTCCTCCTCGGATGCGTTGGCCTCGTCGTCGGACCCCGCCTCGTAGACCCCGTAGACGTACGGCATCCCGAAGCGGTCCGAGAGCTTGAGCCAGTCGCGAAGCCCGAGCGATTTCAGATGCGACCAGAGGATCGCGGTGATGGCGACGCCGGCGACGGCTGCCCGGTCGTCGTCGCGGCGCGTGTACCACCACGCACCGGAACGGAGCGCCTCGCCGCGCAGGTTGTCGATCGTGAGCCGGTAGGGCTCGTCGTTGACGTCGAAGACGAAGAGGTGATGCCGGTGGTTCACGAACGCGGCCGGGACGAACATCTCGTCGGCGCGCTCCCACACGATCTCGCTGAGGGAGAACCCGTGCCAGAAGGCCATCTCCTGGTGCTTGAGGGCGGAGCGGAAGCCGCGGGCGCGGCGCAGTCGCCTGCTGAGCTCCTCGGCGGCGGCGCGGTCCACATCCGCCTCGCCGCCGGGTAGGACCACCCACTCCTTGCGCGCCACGTCATCTCGGCGCTGCTCCACCAGGGAGCGGAGATGGCCGTCTGCTTTCAGCCGATCGCGGCCGATCTCGACGAGCTTCTGCGGCCATCCGCGCTCGGCCTGGTCGTGGGCGGCGAAAATCTTGTCGACCGAGATGCGGCGGCCCGGGTGACCGAGGAAGTCGAGGGGGTGGGCGACGAAGCGCGGGTCTCCCTGGCCACGGCGTCCGCGGCTAGCGTCCACCTGGCCCCGCGGAGGGCGCTTGGGGAGCGGGTCATTGACCGCCCCCCAAGTAAACGGGTTCCACCAGGTCACGCACCGAGGGTCGGGCGCGGCGGCCGACTCGCAACGTTTCCCGCCTACCGGGGGCGGTTGTGCCGCCACCACCACTCGTCGGGGAACCAACGAGTATCTACCGGCTTTGCCTTGGGCTTGACCACCGCAACACCTCCGAGGATGACGGGATCAATCGCCAGCGTCGTCACGACAGCCGGGCTCGGGGCGATCATGAATCCGAGGGAGATCGTCGGGTCGATGGCGACTGCTGTCGCGATGGCCGGCTCCGGGATCGCCGCCTGGCCCTGCGAAACCTCCGGATCGATCGCCGTGGCAGCGGTCGTCGCTGGCGCCGGCTGGGCGGAGACGCCGCCGGCGGCAACCGTGGGCTCGACGGCCGCCGTGATTGCGCTCGCCGGCGCAGGCGTGGCGACCACGCCCCCAGCTGTCGCCGTCGGGGCTGGAGCTGCGATCGTCGCCGTCGCGGGGTCTGGCGTGGCCACCGAGCCGGTCGAGACCAGCGGGTCGATGGCCGTCGCGGAGGCGGGCGCAGGCTCGGGCGTCGCGGTGACGCCGCCCGCGGAGACGGCAGGGTCGATCGCTGCGGTGGTGGCGATCGCCGGCGCCGGCACGATCTCGCCGCCGGTCGTGACCGCCGGGTCGGTCGCGGTCGCGGCTGCGGATGCGGGCTCGGGTGTGGCGGTGACGTTGCCGGGCTCGCTGGCCGGGTCGATGGCGGCGAAGGTCGTGGTCGCCGGGTCGGGGACCGCGCTCACCCCGCCGATGACCACCGACGGGTCCACGGCGCTCGCGGAAGCCGCAACCGGCGCCGGCGAGCTCGAGACCCCGCCAATCGTCGTGGACGGCTCGGGTGCGGTTGCTGTCGAGATGGCCGGCTCTGGGGTGGCCTCCTGCTCGCCGCCCCCAGCCGACGCGGATGGATCGACGGCCGTAGCGGTTGCAACTGCCGGATCGGGCGTAGTTGAGACGCCACCGGCCGTGACCGCCGGGTCGATCGCTGCGGCGGCCGTGACCGCCGGGTCGGGGGTGGACTCTTGTCCGGCTGCCGCGGCGGTGAGCGGCGTGTCGATCACCTGATCGGGGACCATGCCCGCCGTCTGGTTCCCGTGGCTCCCACCCATCGAGAAGACGCAGACGATGTAGATCTTGTCGCCGGCGCTCGGCGTGGCGGCCGAGCCTGAGACCGTCATCGTCTTGACGCCGGTCGTGCCGAGCCCGATCGACTGACCGGTGAGCGAGCCGATGGTCTCCTGGTTCACGCAGCTCGAGTCCAATCGGCAGATATGAGTCGCGGTCCACGTGATGTCGGCGTTGCTCGAGTCGATGCGCATCCGAACGACGTAGTCGCCGGCGTCCCACGCGTCCCCGTCGTCCGGATCGATCTCGAAGAAGACGCACGCGTTGCCGCTCGAGCCGGAGCCAGCTCCGAACGAGTCGCTGGCGGATCCGGCATCACCGCCCTCGACGCACAGCGACTCGGCGACGTTGCCGACCGAGGCACCCGAGCACGCAGCGATGGCGCCGCAAGTGGTGACGTCGGCGGTTTGCTGATAGTTGCGGGCCATAGCCTACGGCCGAACGCTCAATTTCAGGGCGGGGTTCTTGCCGCGTCGAGCGACGCCTCGACCCGGCACATCGTGATGTCGTCGGTCCACCGCCCGCGCAGGACGACGAGGTCGCGATAGCGGTCAGGCGTCGGCAGCTGTTGATCGCTGCCCATGATCACGTCGGAGTTTCCGGCTGCCCGGAAGTAGTAGTCGGCGCCGGTGGCGACGCGCCGGGTGCCGTCGGCGAAATGGACGACCATCCCGAGCACGCCGTCGCGCGGTATCGCGGAGAAGTCGTGTCGGTCGCTCGCCCAGCAGTTGCCGTCGTCGGTCCACACCCGCCAGCCGACGACCCGCTTGGGGTGGCCGGCCATCGGGTCACGCCAGCTGGAGGAAGCCTTCGGCGTTCGGGGTGACGGTGAGGTCGCCGCCGTTGGTGACAACCCCGGAGCCGCCGCTGTCGAGGTCGAGCGCGAACAGCAGGCGCGACGCCGCGTCGTTCGTGATCTCCTTGATGAAAACGGCGTACTTGGCGGAGCCTGCGTCGATCGCCGACCAGACGAGGGGATCGGCGGTGAACTCGGCGCGGTCGTTGACGGTGTCGGTGGCAAACGACTTGTTCGCGATCGTCTTGCGTCCGGCGCCGCCGAAGCCGGCGGCGTAACCGGTGCCCGACAACTCGTCCCCCGATGCGTCGTCGGCGAAGTCGTGGTCGGCGTCGGGCACGTAGGAGTCGGCGACAAGCATGACCTTGATCGTGTCGTTGACGAGATCGATCGTGCCGTCTGCGAGGTCGCGCTTGAACGAGTTGTAAACGATGCTGGCCATGGGTCCCCCTTGTGATCACCGGCAGCATGTGCGCGAGGGCCCGCCGCTCAACGTTTCCCGCCGCGGAGGTCTAGAGGCCTTCGAGCTCGCGCTGGCGGTCGGTCGCCGGGATCGCGCCGGTCTGGTAGGTGAAGCGCTGCTGGCGCTCGAGCCGCGGGAAGAAGCGATAGAGCACGTAGGTCGAGGCGTCACATCCGTGGCTGTAGTCGCTCTTGGTGTCCGGCGAGCCCCACTTCGTATTGGGCCAGTTCTTGATCTCCTCGGCACCTTCGGTGCATTCCGGCGAGCAAAACGCCCTGCTCCGCCCGTCCGATGAGCGGAACAAGGCGTTAGCCAGCACGACCCGCTCGACGACCAGGGGGTTCTTCTTCATGCGCTTCGCCGGCCGGAAGCACTTCCATCCCCGGGCGGCGAGGATCTCCTGGCTCTTTTTGCCCTTGGTCCGCTCCGGGTTCTGGAACCACGCCGAGGCGTCGATCACGAGCCCGGTGTTCTCCGGTGTCCAGATCTGCTCGCCGTCGTACTCGGCCGCCTCGATGGCGTCGAGTAGGTCGTCCTCGCTGCCCTTCACGCTCCATGCTCGGACCAGCCACGCCAGCGCGCCCTTCGGGTCGTCGGGGTCGGCGTAGAACTCCCATGCGCGCGCCGACATCCACGGCTGTTTGTTGAAGTCCATACCGATGACGTGGGCGAACGGCCGACCCAGCCGGCGCTTCGTCATCCGTGCTGTGATGTTGCCGAGGTCGGGTGCCGGACGGACGTTGATCGCCGAATTCCAGCCGTAGAAGACCAGGTCGCCGATCGGCAGCATTTCTCCCTCGATCTCGCGGCGATAGTCGAGGTCGCCGAAGGTCGCCCGGAGGAGCTCGAGTCGGTGCCAGTCGATCGCCGGGTTCTTCCGGGCCTCGAACCGCAGCAGCCGGATGTCGCGGATGTCGTTGTCGTTGGCCGCGTGACCAGCGGCCGCCTGGGCGGTGAGCCGGTCGTAGAACTCCATCACCCATCGGCCCTTCGCCTCACGCGGCGGGTTGCAGGCCAGGTAGCCGATCCCGCTCCGGTCGGCGATGCGCGGCGCGACCATCTTGTAGGCCTCGAGAGGGAAGCGCTGGGCCTCGTTGAGCAGGAAGTAGTCGACCCGACCCTGCTTGAGCGTGCCGGGGTCGTAGCCGCTCATCAGCGTGACGGTCGAGCCGTTCCAGAAATGGAAGGTCCCGTCGGCGAAGTGGTACCAGGCCTCTGGTATCAGCTCCTCGATGACCCGCTGTAGCTCCTGGGTCTCGCGGATTACCGGCGAGACGAACCAGGCGATCGTCCCCGGGAAGGTGATCGCCATGAGCAGGCCGGCCCGGACGCCAAAGTCGGACTTGCCGCCGCCGCGGCCGCCGATGGCCATGAGCGTGTAGATGTCTTCCCACCCCGGCACCCGCTCGCCGCGGGCCCGGGCGCTCATCCACTCGACGAAGAATCGTGCCGCCTCGTACTGTGCCGGCTGCACCCGCCAGCGGACGCGACGCTCGACCGGCTCCTCCGACCACTCGCCGAGCTCCACGTCCCATCGGCCGCCGATGCTGGCCAGCTTGCGGCGGCCGTCCCACTCGAAGAGGTCGATGGCGAGATCGACGTACTCGAGGGGGCCGAGCTCCTCGTCAAAGGCCTCGATGGCCCGCTGCTGCAGGCCGGCCACGGCTCAGCCCCTCAACCGAGCGCCGTTGTCCCCCGACGGAACCGGCTCGGGCTCGGGCCCGCGCGCCTTGCGCTCCGGCTTCTTCGGCGACCGACGCTGCTCGAGCTGGCGTTTGAGCCTGAGTAGGCGCTCGGCGGGGATCAGCTTGATAACCGTGGCCGAGAAGGAGCGGATCTCCTGGTTCAGCTCGCGGTTACCCCTGCCCTGCAGGGTCTCGCGGAGGGCCTTCGCCGAGATCTGCTGGCACCACTCCGCCAGCTCGAGCGAATCCCTTGGCGGGTCCGACAGGTCGGCGAAGACGCGCTCGTACCGGCTTTTGCGTGGCCGGCCCGCCGCGCGCTTCGGCTTCTGTTTGGCCAGGCCGGGGCATTTGCGCCGGTTGTGCCCCTCGCCCTTGCAATGGCCGCACTTCACAGACCCAGAATCCTGGCGCCGCGCTAAACCGCCACGTTTTAGGGGTTTTTGCCCTGGGCTGAGATCGACCGATCAGCGCGAACCAGCGCTGCAC